ACGCCTTTGAGTTTCTTCTTTTTTCAGCCAGCATTCTTTTTTGTCCACCAACTGGCATTTCAGGTTTTCCTGTGCCAATTAAGTTAAAAGCGCCGTCAGCTGTAGTTTTAGATCTAGGATCTACCTCTGTTTGCTGATCACCAACTTTTACTGGCTTAATTTTATCTAGTCTTTGCATTTTTTCTCCTTGTTTTTCTTTTCTCTACCCCTTTTATCACGCCTTTGTTCTTAGAAGCGTAAAAAACTTGTTCGCCACGCTTTTTGCCGTACTGTTCTTTCATTGAACCCATAATTTTACGACCTTTTTTGTTCAATGGCATTATTCTTCTACCTCAATAGCAGTTATACCTGGATTTCCAGCCTTTGCAAGTGATACTCCAGCTCTTAATTTAGCTAATTTTTCGTTTTGATCCATTTTTTCTTCAGAAATGTCTTTTGCTTGCATTAATTTAGCTCTATCAAGCTCTGCTTTCTTCTGATCTGCCTCTTTTTTACGCTCATTTTCCATTGCTCGTAAGTCAACTTCTCTTGCTTTTAGTTTTAGGAGAGGATCAGAGTCAAATTGTGATGTAATTTTCTTTTCTTCCATCATAAATTCGTTAGTCATCTCTGCAATCAACACAGATTTTCTAGATTCTATCCTTTGTGTAATAATTTGTAGCTCTTGTGCAGCTGATGGGTTAACAGGTGCTTGTTGTTGTAGGGCTGCAAGTCTAATTAACTCGTCTCTAAACTCTAATTGTACCTGTTCTTGTGCCATCAAACTAATATGTTCTAAAATATTTTTTTGTATTGCACCCATTACAGCAGGATTGTTTCTAACAAT